CTCAAAGGAGAGAGGGGGAGGGAGGCGGGGCGGGGGGGAAGAGCGGGGAGCGCTACATCTTTTCCGCTTTCGGCTTCGGCTTCGCCTTCGGCTTTGGTTTCGGCTTTTCCATCTTCTGTTCCTTGGCCGGGGGGGTTCGTTTTGCCGGCCTTCTGCGTCTCGGTGCCGTGACAGCCAGCTCAGTGGAGCCCAAAGATCGGAACGGCCTGGAGGTGGAGACGGCTTTGACAGCCGCCTGAACCTCGTTCAGGGTGCCCTCGGCATACCTTGGTTTGAGGAGGACATCTGTAGAAGGGAATTCCACTGAGTAGCGAACAGTGATCAGTTGGCTTGTGGGGGTGGCGACGTCAGGGTCGACACAGGCGAGGTACCAATAAGGCATAGATCTCCTGTGAATGAACACTCCGATTGTGTACAATGTGGAGTTGCCAATCCCACCTCGGTATTCTTCTTGGTGATCAGAGAAGATCCCAAATTCCGGTCCGGGAGAGGTGGTAATCAGCAAGGAGGCGGCCAGCTTTCCGCTCCATCTATCATCAGGCAATACAGCCGCAAACTGTGAGTCATTTGGCCTAGTCCCCAAAGTTAGCGCTTGGTTGTCGTAATACTTTATTGCCCTCATCGTGCCCTCTTGGTTGATCACCTTGCCTACATTCTCCACTTTTGCTGTAAGGCCAACGAGCCTGTTTTGTGTCAGGATCACGGCAGAAGCCCCAGTGGTAAGCTGTCGCGCTAGTGTGAGGTCGAGCAGTGGCAAGAAGACCTCCACATAGGTTCCTGGGTTAATTGTCGGGAGATAACCAGACGTGTTCACAACTGGGGGAGTGATAGTTGGGCTTGAGCCGCACACCGTCATTGAGAACACATAGTCAATACCGGGGATAACGGTGTTGTACGCCCCGTCCATGGTAACGTTCGTGTCAATGGACTTGAGTTGCCACCAACAACCGGTGCCATTGTTCCAAGAAACATAGGCGGTTGTCGCGGTACCACTCATCGAGACATTGAAACTGACATCGGGGGCAATGTAGTCTGGTCCAAAGGCACGGCGAATCGTAATGGTCTGGTTGATCAGAGCAGCCGTGCTGATCCCGGCAGGTAATGATACGGCAATGACACAAGTGACGCCTCCGGGTACCCACAGCCAGAGTCCTGAATAGCCCTCAACCCTGCCCATGACGGAGGCACCACCAGGGGTGCTTGTGGAGTTGATAATCCCTGGGTTCAGGTAAGTTCCTGGCAATTGGTCCCCAGAAAATGCAGAAGTCAGGGAAAGCTGTTCGGGGAAGGCCGTGTCAGCACCCATCCTGTAATTCTGGTTGGCGAAAATTGTGCCGTTCCAAACGGCGCCGTAGCAGTATGGCTTACTCACTGTTGTCGCAGTTCCCCAAAGTGGGTAGGCTGAATCCCGTGTAACCAGGAGCTCACCTTTGAGGGAGGTGGGGGTTCCTGGCGTCGCGGAGTAGCTTCCCCAGGTCGTCGTGTACGCGACTTCTTGGGCATAGACAGCGGTACGCTGCTGACCCGGGTAGGTCGGAATACGCAGACCTTTGGGGTTTCGGAACTCTGCAAGAAAGCTTGATTGGCTCATCCTGGTGTTGTCGAACAAAATCTCAGAAGCCTGGGGCAGTGTCGTAGCCCTTAGGACGCCAGCATTGCAGGTCCTGGTGACCTTGTCTTCGGCCCTTCGGCCCTAAATTCCCCGCCCACCCCTCCCATTCCAGGGAACGTCGGGTGTTCGGGGTGGGTTGGCCACACTGCAAGAGGCCAAGGCCAAGTGCTGGTGCGCCAACCCCTCCCAGCGTGACTTACAAGTCGTCAAGGTAGATCATGTGCTTCCACAGCCAGTGGTCGATGACACACGGCAGTGACTGCACATTGTTGATCTCCTTGATGAGGTCCTCAACATCCTCAATTGTGACCTCGCGCTGGAAGTCCCCGGGATTCCCCGCTGTGGGTGCCCGAGAATAAGCACGTGCGACACTCTCTAGGGTCAGTCGCGAATAACCCACACCGCTTTGATACGTCCACTCCCAAGGCCTGTCGGGATCCAGAACGACTGGAGTCCGCCTCTGTTTGGCCCTAAGTTGGACGACCTTCTTGGCGATGTCAGACAATACGGGGACGTGGGAACTGCACAACACGTGCATATCGGCAATCCCGGTCATATGGGCCATCGGATCGCGGCCCTGCTCGTGCATCACCCACCCGAGTTTGTAGGTGGCACGCCCGATTGTCTTTCCCCAGAACCACCCCTTGTCAGTGGGGTAAGGCCGACATCCTAAATAGACGGCCTCCTCCGGGTTCGGGCTGGTGCACAACTTCGCGATGAATCCGAACTTTACGATGTTACCATTGAACTTCCTTCTGAAGTCAGCCATCTTCTGCTCGGAACACATCGGTATGGCACCCAGGGAATCATCCCCGCACACGCTCAACAGCAGTGTGTTTCGGCACTTGGCAAGAAGCTCGACAGTCAGGTCATCAAGCTCGACATCAAGGAACGCGGCTGCCGCGGAAAGGTAGGTCGCAAAACCATTCAGAACGGCATTTGCTAACGCCGTGTCGTCCCTTCCGGACGCGTTCATGATGGGTCCTTCGTACTTGAATGGCCCGAAGCGACCTTTCGGTTTCCTCCATGCATCAAGCACCTTGCTGAAGAGTGGGTCGTCCTTCGGATAGAGAGCCTCGACAAAGGCCCAGCTCTCTGCGGAATGGGTGCGATCATACATACTGAAGTCGCACCAAAAGTACTGACGACTGTAAGAGAGGAGTTTCTGCAGAAATTCGTGCAGACCTTCAGGACCGGAGCTTCCGTAAAAGATCGGGCCATCAACACTCCACCTTTTCTTCAACAGGCCGGTAAGGGGCTTGAGTATGGGTCCACCGATGCAGTGGGTTAGATCGTCCGGCCCGTGGATCGGGCGGTCCAACATCTCCGTCAGCGGCACCAGGTCGCCATGCTTCTTGGCGAACCCAGGCAGGAGCTCCCTTTTGATAAAGGAGGTGAACTTCCTGTTCTTCTGGGTCCAGCCGCGCCTTTCATAGTCCTCCCATGCATGGAGGAGGGCGGTCTGTCGCCTCTTAGGCATTGTTGCGAGCCAGTCCGGAAAAGCCAAGCGCGGTGCTCTGAAGTCCGGGAGAAGGTACTCCACAAACTGCTTGGCCCATTCCCATCTTCCCGGCTGTGGTCCCTGACCCCAGGGGCGCTCCGGGAGGGTCCGATAGACCCGACCCAGGAGCGTCTTGGCACAGTTGTAAGCGGTTTTCGCGCTCACAGTCGGCCTCGCCCCGGAACAGGCGATTCCAGCCAGTGTGATGGCCCAGTTGTCTTCCTCCTCTGCCAGCCTACGCAACCTTGCCATATCTCTCTTTTCAAACTGGTCCCACCTAGGTGGCTTGCCCCTCTCCTTTGGGTCGAGAGAGCGCCAGCACACTGTCACACTAGATTGTATGGGATTCTCTTGTCGCACGTTCACGTCCGCCCATTTGGAGGGTGGGGGGGGGTAAACCTCCGCCTTGACCTGCACCATCCCGGGGTAACAGGTTGGAACGTGGAGGTTCATCTGCACCTGGCAGCCGGCGGGCGTGACATACCCCTTCGTCTGCAAGGCGACCCGACACTGGTCGCAGGTGCGATGCTTCCACCGGTATTTCTTCGGTGGGGAGCAGCCGCAAGAAACACAGGTCTTGCACTGCCGTGTTTGAAGGCCAAAGGCTTGCACAGAAAGGAGCTGAGAGCGTATGCTTCTATCAAACTCCACGATCTGCTGCGCAACCTGCACCGGCTCAATGTCTTCCATCTCTTCCTCATCGAGTCCGAGATGATCATTGCGGGCATCGTTCACTATGCCAACCAGTGCGGGATTGACGGCGTTCAATACCGGCTTGATGACCGAGTACACCGTTCGAACCCTTGCCATCGGTGTCGGGAGTGCTTGGAGTGACTGGAGGACGGGCTGGACTCTCTCATAATGCTTGACAGCGAGAGAACGCACCTGGGAGCGCAGGTGGAGAAAATCATGCAACAGCCCGCGGAAGGGGAGGTGGAGTCGAACGAGGGGAGCGACCTGCCAAGTAGCCCCCCCGTGCCTCAACGCTTTGATCTCACCCAGTTTCAATTCAAAATGTTCGCATGTAATCATCTGAAATTCCGCGAGGTTGAGCGCCCTAGATGCGTCAACGGGTCCTCCATCCACTCTCTGGCCGCGCACCCTGGTATAGACCCAATCTCCGGGTCTCACCTGGCGCGCCTTCAGGAGGTCTGGCCTTGCCTCTAACATGTGACGTTCCTTATGAGTGAGGGAGATGCAGCATTCCAGCTCTCCACTAACCACCCATGGGCAGGCCTCAGAAGTCTGGCCTCCATGCCAGTAAGGCTCCCTCTTCTTCCCTCTTATTGGGGGGGGGATTTCACTGCCGAACGCCCTATGAAAGAAGGGTAACTCCTGGTCACGAGCGCGGGCGGGTGGTGGGGCCTGTGCTACCTGCTCGTTCACCGCTAGGGGAGCGGCATCAGCATCGGCCTTTCCTTCCGCTCCGGACGGAGGGGCCTGTGCTTCCTGCTCGTTCACCACAAGGGGAGCGGCATCAGCATCGGCGTCTCCTTCCGGTTCAGACTCGGACTCCTGCTCGTTCACCACAAGGGGAGCGGCATC